CTGGGGGTTATTTTCTACAATTATTACAGAAATGATATTCGTATGATGCAGAGCACCAAGGTTCGATTCGTGAAGGAGCATTCGGATGCCAGCGGGTACGACGAGATTTCATCAACGTGAGCCACCCCCTCGAGAGCGTGCCGTGCACCCCTGGACAGGCTATCTTATTCGACGCGGACCTGATTCACAGTGGCGGCGATCATAGGCGGGTGCAGATGAAACTCATTCACAAAGATGACGTTGGTAAAATTCCACAATTCGATAACTATCACAAACTCATCGACGCATCTAAATCAACTTCTACGTGGTACACGAAGTTCGTGCGAAACGTGTCGTGCACATTTCCTGGGGTAGCCGACGTCACGAAAAATGGACAGAACATGCCCGAATTCGTGAAAACGCTATACAAACACGTCGCCTACGGAGGTGGAGACAAGTACATGCTTCACAACTTGCGGTAGTAATCACGCACCACATCATCGGTGATGAACACCTGGTCTATGTGAAACCGTTGGAGCGCACACCGTGCGCGGAATATGCTTCTGTGTCTATCACTGACCGGCTCACGTTTCGCATCGCGCACGTAGCTCGCAGCCACGCCCGGTGCGTACCCTCTGGTTTTGTTAAGCCACCAGACGCGTGCGATGTCTTCTTTCGAATTCTGGGCGAGACACGCGTCGCGTACGGTGAGTTCTGACTTATGGTAGTCGTGCCCTCCCGGCAACATCGCGTTGCGTAGGAATCGATCGTACAGCAGAAAGGCGCGATAATCGTTCCCTTGACAGTCGCCCTCCAGGTCCACGCGTTTTGACGAGAGATGTCTATGGACGGCGCGTCTGTTGTTCAGGTTCACTCCACTGTTCGACAGTCGCCGACAATACATGTCTATGGTCGACGGTGCGTAGTTATTCGCGATGAGTACGGTGCGAAAATGCTCCATTGTCCTAGTCAATCATCGTTTCATAACTTTAAGGAAGGGGCGTTTGAAAGCGAATCTCGACTCTTTCGCCTCTTTAAAGCAAAAAGGGTGCTCATCCAATGTGTGATGGCTTTTTCATGTTTCTCGACATCATCTGTCCCCAATATACTGAGTCCATTACACACATCTGGTTTATTGTCTTTATCGGGAAATTCCATATTGAATTGTATGATGGCGTTCGCGGGGATGTCGGGGGCGTCGTCAAGGAGGCGGTCGTACTCTTGTCGACACATGTTGACGAATTCTATGACGTCCTGTCTGTGTTCGGGGTCCAGAGACAACTCCATGTCTATGTTCCGATAGAATTTCGAATACTGCACACACATCGCGGAGTGCGCTTCCGCGAGTTGCGCGCTCTGTGAAAATTTCGAGAGCGACGTGAGGATGCCACCTATGACGTTCAAAAAGGCAAACATGTACTGGACTATTAAAATTTTGTTCTTCGTCCGATCGTCCAAGTTTTCGTTTCCACTAGGGTTCAGCACGGCGAACCCACCCACCCCTGTTATGCTACTGATGACTATAGACGGGTAGGACATGTAATCATTGACTCGCTTGAAGTGCAGCCTGGCGTAGTTATGGAGCCAACGATAGCCCGCCGCTTTTTCAGCCCAACGCACGAGCAGTTGTTCCTGCTTAGGACACCAAACATGCGTGGTTTCCATTATTTTACGCAGACATTTTTCGCCTGTTCCCTGGCGAGTGTGTCGACCCTCTCGTTCTGTGGGTGCCCGTTGTGTGCCTTCACCCATCGCCATTGGACATCGGTCATCTCCTGTAGGAGTGCGTCGATGCGCACCCAATGCTCTTTATTTTTCACGGGCGTCCCTTTGGACGTCTTCCATCCATTTGTTTTCCAGTTTCTGGTCCACGTCGTGACGCCGTTTTTCACGTATGCACTGTCAGTCCATATCGTCGCTCGACCGATGCCCTCGGCGACGCATCGTTCGAGGGCTTTGTGAACCGCGGTGAGTTCCATGACGTTGTTCGTGGTGTGCGCCTCAGCGCCCGAGAGCTCGAAGGCGTCGCACGTGCACGCCCAACCCCCAGGCCCTGGATTGCCCAAACAACTTCCATCGGTGTACACGTCCATCGTCTTGAATGAATATATTTTCTATGGTTTAATTAATATGGATACGCAGAGTCCAAGGAGTAGTAGAAGTCCTGGACAACGAACCTTAATTATATTGGTGCTCACACTCGTAGTCTTGGGTGGTCTTGCCTATTATTTTTTCGTGTACGATAAAGACGAGTCAAAGACCCCAAGCTCGAACGCGTGTGCGACGCACACCACGGAAGCCGCGTGCATCGAGCCGTGCGTGTGGGACGGGGCCGTGTGTAAAGACGCCGCCCCAATCTTCAGCGCCGAAGACAAAATCACGGACGTCGCCAATCTCTCGGCGCGATACTTACCGAGTGGATACAACATGACGACTACGAAATGGTCCGACACAAATGGTGGAAACGTGATCGACGTCACCGGCACGCTCACCAAGTTCACAGGCGACACCCACGTTTCAGGGGACACTCTGACTAAATTTACTCTACCAAGTGGGCTCTATGACCGTCGCTACACCATGTTCACCGTGGCCAAGTACAATGGTGATGCGAAAAAACGCATCTTCACGAGCAGTGAAGGGGACTGGTATTCAGGACACAACGAGGGCAAGTCGGGTGTCGCTAAACACGACGATATCCTGACTGAAGACATCGACCGCTACGGGGACGAGTGGGTCGTCTCGTGCGACCAGAGAGACATGTACCGCGCCAACGGCGTCAGACTCAGTGGGTTGCATTACAGCCAGGATAAACCCGCAAACATCGGTGTGAACATCCAGGAGGGGTTCGAATCGAACTTTGCCATCGGTGAAATCCTCGTGTATTCTCGAGAACTGACCATCAATGAGATTGAAATCATTGAAAAAATCCTTTTGGACAAATACGTCGTCCCCCCGGAGACATACTTCAGAGGTATGATTACCAACGACGCGCAGGCTGACATATACAACGCCGAAGTGGACTGTGGGAAGAACAGTGCCCTTTCCAGTATCGAAGTTAAGGAAGGGAACGCCCACAAATACAAGTGCATGTTCAACATGGACGACTTCTCCAACGACGGATACATCAGAGACAACGTCGAAGACATCAAGGACGGTGTATACATGGAAGACATGTCGCATCACCGCATGGAGTGTGGTGCGAAAGCGCTGCAAGGGTACAAATTCCGACCATCGACGGGTGAAAACAACGTGTCCTTGCTGTCCTTGCAATACAAATGCTCCGGTGGTCTCGTAGACGAGAACGCGTGTGAAAACCAAAACTCTGAATATAACGACGTTGCGAACATCTCAGCCCACGTCATCAACTGCACGGACGACACGAAAGTTTTGACGTCCGTTCGTTTCAATAAGCATCCCGAAGATGTCAACCAGGGTCGATACGAGTACACCTGTTGCAAACCAAAGGGTTATTAATTTTCAAACGCACGCACTGCATTAAATATTAAGATAAATGAAAAATTTATGTTAATATTTAAGTTTTTTTTTGTACTGAAGTAAGCTTCTTAGTTAGAGAACGCAAGACCGCCCATACCGGATTGCACGCGGAGAACGTTGTAGTTCGTCGCGAAGAGGTGCATCGTTTCGGATTGCGTGGCACCAGACTTGAGCGTCACGGACACTTGAGCGTTGTCGATGCGCGAGAAGTTGCACGTACCGGACGGTTGGTGTTCTTCCGGCTTGAGCGCGAAAGAGTACGAGTACACACCCGGCACCGGGGAGCCCGCGTGGTAGGTGTACGGTTGCACTTGGTTGAAGTACTTACCCGATTGCGCCTTCATGCGGTCTTGGCCGTTGAGAATGACCTTGAACTCAGACAACGGACCAACGGCGCGAGTCGCCGCGACCGCACCGTCTTCGCAGACCGTGGATTCGGAGTAGCCCTGGCCGACCGCGAGGAGCGGGGCACCGGTGGCGTAGGTGACCGGAACGAAGATGTTCGAGGTGGCACCGAGCGCGCGCACGTCGGATTCAAGGACGACCGCAGTTTCCGCCAAGTTGGACGTGAAGTTCCAGAGGGAGGCGTTGGACACGGAGCCGTTGCCGAACGCGAAGAGGAGTTCCTTGACCGGGTGGTTGAAGGACAAGCGCACTTGCTTCGTGCTGGTGGCGCTGACGGAGTCGGTGCCAGTGTGTTGCACTTGTTCGATGAGGTATTCGTGCGACTTTTGCGCGAAGCGACGGCGTTCCTCGGTGTCGAGGAAGTGGTAGTTGGCCCAGCACTTGAGCGTGTTGCCGTCAGTGTAGTGGGAGAACTCGGAGCTCAAGTCGACGTCGACGCGGCATTCGTGGTATTGAAGCGCGATGAGCGGCAAAGACAAGCCCGGGTGGCGGTTGAACCAGAAGATGAGCGGCAAGTAGATGGCACCGTTTTGGGTGTTGGACGTCATCTTGGCGTAGTCAGCCTTCTTGGCTTCGGTGTGGTACAAGTTGTCGAACAAACGCCACCACTTTTGGAAGTGGCGGTCGATGCGCTGACCACCGATGGACACCTCGATGTCCTTGATGGCACGCTCCGCGGCGTAGATGGCCGAGGCACCCTTGGAGGAGGAGCTGAGGCCGGACTTCGCCTTCATTTCGAGGTACATGTCCTGGACCAAATCACCGTTGCGGGCGATCGTGATCGAGACGCGACCGTTGTCGGCCGGGTTACCGTTGACCGTTTGCTCGATGACTTCGGATGCGAAGTTCGAGTGGCGCTTGTACACGGCTTGGAAGAACGTGACCTTCGGGTTCGCCGTCAAGTAAATATCTTGCGAACCGTACGCGACGAGCTGCATGAGACCACCAGCCATTTTGAGAGTTGTTTGTACTATAGGCAGAGAAAATAATTTTGGCCTGGGCTCCGCGGTAAAACGCGTCTGGTGTTTTCTCCACACTACGTATACCACTTGACCCATGAGCGACATCGAAGAAGGTGAAATCGTAGAAGAAGACTTTGACGACGACGAGGACATCGACATTGACATCGAAGACTTCGAGGGGGGCGAAGGGTCGGCTGAGGTCCTGGCGTCGACCCTCGCCACCCCAGACGGCGACACCGTGTGCACGGCCCTGTTGCGCATCGGAGACCAACTCGAGATGCAAAATAAAATTCTCATTAAAATTTTGAGCAAACTGACTTAAAAATTCTCCGCATTAATTATTCAGACCGGCTGCCATGAACACCACGCATTACATCGAGAGAGATCCCGACACAGGGGCTTCGGAGATGGAGCTCCTGAGAAATCAGATAGTGACTCTCTCGAGTGAGCAAATTTTGCGCATCCTTGGACTGATGGAAGAAAATTGGTATCTCGGTGAGACTGCCGGTAAAGATGTGATGACCAAGTGTGTCCGCCTGGGATACGATCAATTTTTCGATCCGTCCGAAAGAGCGAGTGGATTTCCAACGAGTATAGATATTAAAGCGGTTGATGGTAAAAGAGACCGGGAAATCAAGGTTCTGAAAAACATTGGTTCGCGAGTCAAGGCGTTGGATATGACCGATTACGTGGAGAACGAAAACGTGAACCTCACCGCGGGCGAACGCGTGTGTAGACTCATAAAACAGGTTTCCGAAGCCTTTAAGAATGTTCGCCTGCACCTGAACACGATGCAGAGGATAAAGAATCCTCGGGAAATGCCAGACAAGATGAACTCGGACCCGGAGTACTTCGACGCGACGCCGATGGATGAGACCCGTCTCGGGGAGATGACCCCGTTCCAGAGAGCCATCGTGGCGTGTCTGGACGAAACCTACAAGAAACACATGCGTCGCTACAAGGGTGAGTGCTACGTGCAGAGGATTTCAGAGGGTGCCTACACGCGATCGTGGAAACAGGTGTGCCCCATTCCAGAGTTCGTGTACGAGTTTGCGGAGAAGGAGGTTAACTTTGATTTTTGGAAGGACATCACGTCTCGTGGCAACACGGCGAGGGAAGTCATCAACTACCTGTCCAACTGCATCGATTCACAGTTTCCGGAAATCATCAAAGATAGACACGTGTGGAGTTTTAAGAATGGCCTGTTCATCGGGAAGGAGTGGCAACCGAAGGAGGGAAAGTACGCGTGTCGATTCTACCCGTACGACAGTAGGCAGTTCCGTTCACTGGACCCGACCCTTGTGAGTTGTAAGTTCTTCGACCAATTTTTCGACGATTACAATTACGTCGAGGATTGGTGGGACATTCCTACACCATATTTTCAGAGCATTTTTGACTATCAAAAGTTTGACGAAGACGTGTCTCGATGGGCGTACGTCATGGGTGGTCGGCTGTGCTTCGACGTCGGTGAGTTGGACGGGTGGCAAGTCATCCCCTTCTTCAAGGGCATCGCGCGGTCTGGGAAATCCACCGTCATCACGAAGGTGTTTCGAAAGTTTTACGAAAGCAACGACGTGCGCACGCTTTCGAACAACATCGAGAAGAAGTTCGGTCTGTCCTCCATCTACGATTCGTTCATGTTCATCGCACCCGAAGTCAAGGGAGACCTCTCCCTGGAGCAGGCCGAGTTCCAGTCCCTCGTGTCCGGTGAAGACGTCTCCATCGCCGTGAAGCACCAGAACGCCATCAGCATGCAGTGGACCACCCCAGGGGTTCTCGGTGGTAACGAAGTGCCGTCGTGGAAAGACAACTCGGGGTCGGTCCTGAGACGCATCCTGCCCTGGAACTTCCGCAGACAAGTGCGCGATGCGGACCCACATTTGGACCAAAAGTTGGAGGAAGAGTTGCCAGCCATCCTTCTCAAGTGTGTGCGCGCGTACCTCGAATACTCGGCGCGTTATTCCGACAAGGACATTTGGAACGTCGTCCCTGAATATTTCAAATCCGTCCAGAAGGAAGTCGCGAAGATGACGTCCACGATTCATCACTTCCTAGAAGACAGCAGCGTGCAGTTCGGCAAGGACTTGTTCGTGCCTCAGAGCATCTTCTTGGCCGCGTTCAACCAGCATTGCCAGATGAACAACTTAGGCAAACCTCGTTTCAACGAAGACAGCTACGCGGGCGCGTTCAGTCAGCGCGACATCACGGTCACCACCGCAACGCTCACGTACCGTGGACGGGTGTACAACAATCAAAAGTTTGTCCATGGTTTAGACGTCGTTCAGGAAGAATTGGTTTTTGAATAAAATATCTTCATATATATTAATGACCCCACCACAACTCAAGGCGTTTCTTAAAAACTCAAACGTAAAGGTGGAGACGGCTG